GAAATTACCCTCAACAAATTGCCTTTGCGGAACATCATTCCCGTGTTGATTGTTGAAAAGTTTTTCAGTACTTCCAATGTCTTTTCGCTCAATTTCATTCTTCACTTCTCCATAAAATGTATCGTGGATATAAAGCATCATAATAGCATAGTGTATGACTTTTAGCAAGTCTTTTCGGTTGCGTCCTCCTTTCTTACCATACCGTTGTGCATATTTCATTACATTACCAATAGTGAAACCTTCACCGTGTCCACAGTCAATAATAAACTCGGTCGCTTGAAATTTATTTTGTGAATAGTGTTCACCATATGTTGCTTCAATGTAAGCCTCAAGTTCTTTTAGAATTCTAGGCTCATCATATTTGTAAGGCAAATCTTTCATCGTTTTGGTGCATCATGCGATGCCGTCGGTGAGGCGCCAACTGCTGCTAATGCTTGTAGAGATCCGCCCCATGTATAAGATCCTGTGTGTTTCAATTCAAGCCAAGGAAGCATCCAAACTTTCAAGCCAAGTTTTCTTGTATACTGACAAAACATATAATCTTCGGACAAATAACGTTTTGATTCAGGATCAATAACACAATCAAAGTATGCCATAATCTCTCTGCTGCCGTCAAATGCTTTTGTACGGACATGATCTGGCTTATAACTTCGTTCAGGAAATGCCTCGTTAAATTTTTCAAAGACATGCTTTTGAATCATCATAAATCCTGTACCACCTTCCTTTACTTCCGCTGGCTCATTTAACTTAATACTTGTTGTGCCATCTACAGGATTAAAAACATAATCGCCCGTAAAATTATCTAGGACCAAAGGATCTTTATCCGCAAATCCTTTATCTACTGCTGCTTTGACTTTTTCCCATGATATAGATTTTTTAGGATACGGTCCGCAGATTACATCCTTATCGCCATCTGCCATACTCAGCATCAATAGAATGTCTTGTGCATTAAATGTAATGTCACTATCGATAAACATAAGGTGTGTAAATTCGCTTCGAATAAACTCATCGGCCAAATAATTTCTGGCTCTTGTAATGAGTGATTCGTTGAACATGAAAAACAGTTTACATTCAATTTGGTATTTTGTGCATAGAACCATCAAGTCAGCAATTGATTTGGTGTAACCACCATAACACTGACCACCATACATTGGTGTACCTATGAAGATGGATTTTTTTCTGAGTTCTTCAAGATTAATTTCAAATTGGGCCATAATAACTCCATGATATTGTTGTAATATTATATATGCGAAAAAGGTGACTGATTGCTCAGTCACCGAAAAAAGTTTTAGATTTTAGAAAGGTACTTCTTCAGTATGTACTTCTGGTGCACTCGCCGTAGGTGAACCACTTGCAGGCTCAGGAACCAACTTTGTGTAGAGGTCCATAAATGCAGTCTTGGTTTCAGCATCAAAGCGGTTGATACAGTATGTAATTGCTTCGGTGCGATCACCGAAAATCTGGTATGCTTTCGCAATGGACACCAGCCGGCGAGTGGAAATCAATTCATCAATTGCACCTTCTTGAAAAGTCTTCCGAATGATATCAGCCCACTTGACAAGAATCTCGGAAAATTCTTTATCTTGCAAACCGAGACTATCAAATACACGGGTAAGAATCTTGCCCTCAACGGTTGTAGAGGGGTACTCTTGTTCAACCGTGATAGGGAACCGCTCAAGGAATGCATCATCAAGAATGGTAGCAGCCATGAACCGACCGGTTTCATCGCCCTTACCTTTAGTGTTAGCGGTTGCTATCACATTGAAACCAGGCTCAGGACGAACCGTCTCACCAGTTTTCTTTACGAAAATTGGCTTGCCCTCAAGGATACCTTGCAAGCACATAAGTTTATTAGAGCCACGGTCAATTTCATCAAGGCAGAGAATTGCACCGGACTTCATGGCCTGGAGCACAGGACCATCGTACCAGCGGGTTTCTCCATCAATCAAGCGGAAACCACCAATCAAGTCATCCTCATCCGTCTCCGGTGTGATGTTCACTCGCATAAATTCACGCTTGAGTTTGGCGCAAACCTGCTCTACCATCATTGTCTTACCGTTGCCGGAGAGACCGGAAACGAACACTGGATAGAACTGATTGGACGTTACCACCTTCAGCATTTTATCGAAGAAGCCGAAGGGTACGTACAACGGATCCACACCTGGAACCGAGGGGCCTTCATCAATTCGAAGGACTTTGGCAATTTTAGCCACTTGTTTTTCTCGCAATTCGACCACTGGAGCAACCACCGGAGTCGCTGGAGCGGGTTGTTTAAGGGTAGTTACGGTAGCAGCCATGTCCACACCGTATTCGGCCAAAGGAAGCTGGTAGACACCACGTCCAATACGATACTTATCGCCAGAGACCCACACTTGGCGCTTTACGCCTTCGTTCTCCAACTCCAACAATTGTTGCATTGTCACGGTATTGCCAAAGCGTCCCTGGAGAGTCTTAAGGTACTGGACCTTATCAGCACGGCTAGTCATTTCAAAGTTCCTTTCTCAAAGTTCATACTATAATCATACACGGGTAGCCAAAAAATGTCAACTCATGTTGTATTTTTACGACACCCGTTCAATAAACTTCTTGAGCAACACACGGTTGGTCAATCGGTTCTGGTTCATCTTCAAGAATGCACCACGCAACTTGCGAGCGGATGCTTTAGTCTCACCAATCAATTCATCCAAATCATCATCCTTGACATGGAGACTGCTGCCGCCAGGAATGATGTAGTATTCATCAAAGCCCCAATTATTGACAACGGAAACCTTGTCTTCTTTCCATTTGCGAAACTCACCATCAGCAAAAGCGTAGTCATTATAACGATTATATCTATTATCACCTGTCAATTGAACCATCACATTGGTAAAATTTGAACGGTAATTGTGAGTGATATAAAAACCAATCAAATTGCAGCAAGTCTTATCTTTAAGAATCTTTAGAAGGGTAATCGTAACAGCATTTTGCCTTGTAGGAATCTTATAACTTTTTTTGGTCTCTTGGTCAATGATAATGGAGTTTTTGCCAACACTAGAATGGTTCAGATAGTGCGTAACTCTACCGTTATCACCGTAGACACGAAGTCCCGAACTGTCTTCACCATCAGTAAGAAATACAGTGTTCACAATTTGTAGGCGATGTTTTGCACGGAACGCATTGATATACTTCGGAAGAATCATAATGGTAGTATTCAACGGCGTACTACCTAAACCAAGGGAACGGTCGTTGATAACAATACCACGATAATATGAAACCGCTGCTAACATATCAGCACATTGCTTCCGATATACACGGTCAGGCATTGTTGAGGAAAGAAAATTCAACAACCGAGTATTATCTAAAGAAATTTCACCAGAAGTGAAGGTTGAAATTTGTTGGTCACTTCTACCATATTCACTTGAGAATGCTACAACCTCAAATGGCACACCAACCTTCTTACAAAATTGTGTAAGGGTAATCAACTGCTCAACGGTACCTTTAAGATGGTCACCCATTGAACCAGACCAGTCTAACACAAGAAACAATCCATGATTCTTACCTTGAGATACATTGGCTACACGACGGAAGATATCGTCATTGAATTTATAAGTATGCAACTTATTGGTATCAAGTTGACCAGTTTGAGCAACCGACACACGGCGCAACTCAGCGGCTTTCTTCCGCATTTCAAATTCCTTGACAAGGTACATCAAAGCATTTTTGTTTTTTGCTTCAAACTCCTTGAGATACCGCATGTTACTATTCGGTGCTTCCTCGTAAGCAATACGGTTAATCAATTCTTTCCAGTGGACAAATGGCTCAAATGCTGTAGTCTTAGGAATCTTGCCAGTGAAAATTTCACCATCGCTTGATGATAATTTTTTGACTTTGTTCTGGAATGATTCATCCGTTACAGACTTTGGATCATACGAAGTCAATGGGTTTGACTTAGTATCGTTAGCACCGCTGTCTTTACCAGAAGTGATATCCGAACTGTCTTCATCTTCGCCTTCGTCATCATCATCATTGGGTGAACCACCGTTACTGTCTTGATCCGTTCCACGCATTTGGTTACCATCAAATGATTCACCATTGCCTTCACTATCATCTTGGAAAGGATCGCCGATCGAATCTGAATCTTCACCTTCGCCAGGCTCACCGGGCTGAGGCTCTGGTGCTTGTTCCAACTTGTCCTTCATTTCTTGTTGGCAATATTCGTACAACTCTTTAGCCACTTGATATACATCTTCGAAGGTTTCGGTATCAGCAACCTTGTCCACAAAGTATTGCTCTTCAGCATTGAAGTGGACATCGGCCGAAACGCCGAGTTTAAAGTGTATGTTGATTCTATCAATCAATAGGAAGCCGTTGATATCTTTACCTTTGATGGAAAAGAAATCACGCTCATTGAGTTCACGATAGCCGACGCCAAATGATTTACGAATACCTGGGTACCGTGTTTTGATTTTACGCTCGATCCGAGCATCCTCTACCACATTGAGAAATGTCTTGAACCCTGGCTTCATGTTTTCCATTACAGCATCATGCCAGCCTTCTTCTGGAGTGTCCAGTGCGTGACCAACTTCATGGCCGACAAGTAAATCATAGAGTTCGGGTGAAGTATCTTCCCAGAGAGGAAGAGTGAGCGTCCGAGTCTTGGTATTGAAGGACGCAGTTTCCGCTTTACGGATGTCTATGTTAAGATTCTCGGTGGCCAGAAGTTTAGCCAGCGTGGATTTTGTGATTTGTAGATTGTCCATTTGTTTTCTCTCAGTTACCTATGTAGTGTACATCGGTAGAGAAACAAAGTCAAGACTGTTGTTTTTATACAACAAACTTGTAGTTTCCTGACACGGATATTCTATAGGAGTTTGAAGTGTAAAAAGGATAAACAATATGTGGCATTTGAGCAGGAAACAATAGTCCATGGTTAATCAAATGCACATCCGCATGAATATTCTCACTCTGTAGTGTTCCTAAAGCGGAAGTATATAGAAATTGAAATCTTCCTGCACCTGGACTATTAGATTTTTTAACTGATGATAAGGCATTCTCATGTTTTATGTTATAAGGTATGTCAAGCCATATAACAAAACTATACACACCTGAATGTGTATGAAATGGATTGAATTCATGCTTACTTTGAAAGTTTATCCAACAATTACACAACTTAATTCGAGGTAAATCTGGTCCATCAAAATAATCCTGCCGTCTCAAGAACATAGGATATTCTTTGTTATATAAATCAATACTTGGTGAAATAAGTCTATGAATTAAATCAAGTTTAGTATACTCATACTCCCTATGCAAATTACCTGCAAGATTTTGATTATACTCATTTGAATTTTCAAAATTTTGATCAATCAATGATTGGGCGTCAGCTTTTAATTCTGCAAGTTCATGATCATCAAACTTCATCATTATATAACCGACGTTCGGAAAATTTCTAGGAGTCATCTCCATTTAAATTATCCTTTGAAATTAGTAATTAATTTCATACCAAAATTGTTGATTCCTTTTTGTATGATTGCATCAGGCTTTAGAATCAACTTGTTTTTCTTGAACGGACCATAGTCAACATAATGATGCCAACGACCATATCTCCATACGACTCTCGCAACATCAGGATGCAAGTCAGCAAGCATCTTAGACTTCTTGATGGTACCCTCAGAATTCAAACGACCATCACGCCATTTGCTTTTGTCTAAGTCGCCCTCAGCATGATAAAATTCTGCGGTGTTGCCACCCTTAACTGTTTGTGTTGCTGCTTTACCTTGAAGAAATGCATTGAACTGAATGGTGCAATCACCATCTTTTAATACACGAAGGCAAATATCAGTATCTTCATTATAACGACCACGCCATCTATGTTTGCAATCATTTGAAATTAACAGTGTAGAATAGATTCTTGTATTCTTCACATACGGTGGATACTTTTGATTTGGTGCAATGAAGAACCGATACTGAAAGCCAGAGATTGGTACATTCTCAAATCGATCAATGAATTGTTCAGCAGCATAGAATATTGCACCAGACTCTACACGAATTCTTTTGTTTTCATGCAGCCGATAAAAGTCTGCAATATTATCATCAAGGACCCAGTGCTTTTCAGCACCAATAGAAATAGAATGATCCCATGCCCAGTTTCTTGCTCGACCGGGTCCATCACCATGATTGCTGAATGGTGCAACTAGAAGGGTTACATAATCACGGATGTTAAATGTGTCTAGTGCTTTGTCGTAATCTTTTAAGTCTTGTGGCTCAATGACAATGTAGTGTGGCACTTTCATGCGTGAAAGTGACTTTGATGTAATCATTGTATCGGATCTACCCTTTGATACAATATACACTGGATGATCTGGATTAATCATATTCTTTTCCATACTGTAGGCTTGTTATTCCATATGTTACAATTCAATTTTTCATATCCACTCATTCTTATGTAGCGATTGAACAACCGACTGATTTTACTTTGATCAACTGTGGTATTATCATACTCATAAGTTTTATAATGTCCAATAGACCATGTATTGAAAGCATTTGCTATGATAAAATATTGTGGCCGAATTGCGTCTACAATTTCTTGAAAGTGTTTTGTGGGATTTCTGATATGTTCAAAATATTCGGAAGCAAAAACAAAATCAACATCATGCTTAATATCATGGACTGATTCAATCAAATTAAAATCATAAGTTTCACTCATCCGTTCACAAAAGGACCACTGTTTGGTATTCTTTAGATTGATAGCATATCCTTTCGCTTGCGGTAGAATTTGCTTCAACGCACATGTACTATAACTCAATCCGCAACCAATGTCAACGAACGATTTGGAATCTTTGATGAGTTGGTATGCTGGAGATTTTGCAATACGCTTAATGTATTCTCTGCTATAAGTTGCATAACAATTGAAGATGTCTACAAAGTAATAGTCATCATCATATACACGATAAGCATTCTCACCACTCTCAAGTTTATCATACCATTCTTCAGTCAATCTTTTGAATAGTTCTCCATTCTTCAGTAAGTTTGCTGCTTCAACTTCGCTAACATTATGAATTGTTTTATATTCATGAATGAATGATTGAAACAGGTTTTGTTTTTTGGTATTTAAAAAATCTATTCTACTATCCATCGTAATAACGCATTCTCTGTTCTATCAAGTTTAGGATGCCAAATTGATTTTGTTTTGTCACTCAAATTCTGGTCAATTAGCTTTGCAAATTCTTCGTAATCTTCTTTATTACGAAAGTGAACGTAGATTGTTTTGTATGTAGGATTATCTTCTTGCTTATATTCTGGCATACCTTGCCAGAGTTTCTTCCATTCCGCTTCTTCTTCAACTTCTAATAACTTCTTATCTTCTTCAGTTAGATCCATCATCTCAGTCAAGTCCAAAGAACCTGTAGCGGTTTCTTTCACACCCATGAGACTTTCATAGTGTGTAGACTCATCAACTGGTTTGATTTCAACTTTCTTTTTTGCCATTATTCAATCTCCAATTTTCTTACTGGAATGTTACACTTTGTGAGAAATTCAATACCATCATTGCTTCGGTACTCTTGATTATAAAAGACTTCTTGAATACCACTTTGATAGATAAGTTTAGCACAATCTAAGCATGGAGAGCAAGTCACAAATAAAGATGCACCATTTCCACTCTCGGATGACCTTGCTAACTTTGCGATTGCGTTTGATTCTGCATGAAGAACTTCTGGTTTAGTTTTCCATTCACTCTCAAGCTGTGCTGTCTCAGACCAATACTCGCATATATTATTCCAACCTGTTGGCATACCATTATATCCAATTGATATAATTCTATCATCTTTCACAACCACTGCACCCACTTTTTTTCGTTTGGCATAACTATGCTCTGCAAAGAGTTTAGCAGTCTTCATATAAGTGCCTAAGTATTTTTCTTTAATCATTTATTTGAATCCAAAAGGACATTTAGACTTGTTTTCCACATAGTCAACAATCTTTTTCTTACTAGCATATTTTTTTTGTAAATTTGGAAAATCAATAAAATAGTTTGGATAATAAATCTTTGACATTTCTTTTCTACTCACTAAGAAATTTTTTATTTCAACAGGCTCCTCAAACAAAGGATGTAGTGTAAATAAAGGTGTGAACGCATCAATTTCAATTTGAGTTTTTTGACTTTCAGTTAGAAAAAAATTTACATTCATATCAAGATTATATTTAAATTCTAAAACACCAGGCATAACTGTCATATAATTTATGAGATTTCTATGATTATATATTGGATTACTCATAATAAAATATTTAACATTTTTTGTTCTAAATGCCCAAGGTGTTACAATTTTTATATTATATCCAACATTTTCTGAAAATCTTGAAAATTGAAGTCTGTCATGAAAATCAAATTCCATAACATGATTTGATGATTTCCATTCAAAAGTGCCATCTCCATTTAAAATTATATTCAGATGTGCCCAGAGAGGCATAGTTATACCTCTTTTATAAAACTCTAAAATACCAGAACAATTCTTTATAGTATAAACATTATTTTCAATTTTTTTTGTTTTTTTCCACCAGTCCGGAAAGAATTTTACCGCACTATCTATTTTAGCATGTTCATATACAAGTTCTTCTGTAGTAAAACATTCAAGAATAACTTTCGGTTTTTTAAACCAAAAAAACATATCAAATCTCCTGATTCTTTGCTCGTCTTCTAAGAATAGTTCTTTTTCTCAATGCCCGATCGGCTTCAAACTTAGATGCGACTTGTGTAAAAACTTTACCTTCCATATGATCATATTCATGAAGAACAACTCGACAAGTAATACCCATAAATCGATTCGTTTCAGTTTCACCATGTTGATTCACATAACGAATTCTTACCCACTCAGGTCTTTTGATATTCAAATACAAAAGTGGAAAACTTAAACAGCCTTCTTTAAGTGGTATAAGTTTTTCAGATGTCGCTATAATTTTTGGATTGAATAGTGCGGTAGGCTTATTATCATTTGCCCTAATC